GCTGCTGCAAAGCCTGATTTAGCATTAGCTGCCCTCATTGATGCGTAAATGCCTTCGGTTTCAGCTATATCTGCTTTAGACTCAAGTTCGTCTAATTTAAGGGAAGATAGCTGCGCTGCGTATTTACCCTTCGCTTCGAGCATCTTTAGCTCTTGTGCATCTTTCTGACGTTGTTGAAATAAATCAATGACACTTGGTAGTACAGATGTACCAAACCCCAGTGCTGCTCCTAGCAGTGATAACATGTTATCCTCCTATTTTAGTTTAGTTTTAGAAATAGCCGTAGCACCCATAAAACCAACAACGACTCCTAATTGTGCAACGATAAATGTATTTAAAAAACCTGCCGCCGCCGAAAGTCTATCAACAGCAACAACGGGTGTTAACAAGACAACAACAGCTACAATCGTCACAACCATTGCAATCCAGGCCATTACACGTTGTGTATCCGCTAGCTTATCTTCGTTTTCTAAACGTATCCAACGCTCGTGGCGATCCATCTCATCATCGGTTATTACACCGTCGCCATCGGCATCTGCCATTGCGTATTTACTGTTTTCCTGTAGTTTTTTTCCTGCCATAGTAAACTCCTACGTACCTAAACAACTTTTATATACACCAATTACGTTAATTAGCCAAGGGATTATCTAACGCTTCTTGTAATCTTTCGTTTAACTGCTCTTCAAGCTTTCGCATATCTTCTTCTATTCTGTTTTCTATATCCCGCATCGTATCACGGACGTCTTTCTCTGTCTCTCTATTTAAGGTTTCAACCTCTCTTATTGCGGCTGTCACGTCTTTCTGCACCTCGTTCATTTGATTAAGAACGTCTTCTAATACTAAGTCTATGGAGCCTTGCGTGGTTTTTATGCGCTCTGAAGATGTCTCAATCTTCTTCTCCAACTTATCAATATATCCCTCTAGTTTAAGAAGATCATCTCGGAGATTGTTCTTAATGTCTCTGGTGTAGACAATGGCGTCATCTAGTTTTGTTAAAACGAGCTCATTTTCCGCTTTAATTGCATCAATATCAATCTCTTGTACTACCTCGCGCAAATCAAGATAATCAAAGTAAAACTCATATCCCACATAGGCCGAACCCGCCAGTGTGCTTAATGCTGTGACTGCAATACCGATTTTGCCAAAGCCAGAAAACTTTACGCCACCTACCTCCATTTCAGCCATAATCTTCTCCTAATTTTCAAACGATAAGTCATTACCTAACTCACGTAACCTATCAATCTCTTGTTGTAACTTCATTACTTCTAAATGTTTTTTCTTTAATTCAATCTCATACAGTCTGTTACAGTCTAAACGAGACCCTTTATTTCGTCTACCCAGTGGAATTGTTATCTTTGAGTATAACCCAATATCTCCAGTTTTTCTACTGTTCTCCGCTGTGCCGCCCTGAATGATAGATGTGATGCCAAACTCAATGTTTGTTGCACTCCCTAGCGCCATGCTACAATCCAGTTCTCCTGCTCTAAAAGAATCTGACTGGTAGTTACCGCCTGTGTTTGGGAGAGATAAACTTAAAGAATTTGACGTGCTATCGGCAAAAACACTTATTACACTGCAACCTGTTACAGACATAACAACTATAATAAATAACCATATTCTCATTTATTCTATCTTTGAGCAAATCCTTGAAGTTATCAAAGCTTTCTGCTCTTCCCCCTTAAAAACTTTTGATATTGTACATATGTATCCAACCCTATCTAAGTCAGAGTTTCGTATATAAACATCAAATGGATATTTCTTAGCGTGTTTTACCTTTATAAGTTTTGATGTAGATGCAAAGGGTATTTCTTTCCAATCTAATGTAAATACACCTATTTGGTAATATGAAACATCATTACGCCTGTTAAACAAAAACATCTTTGTGACAGACACACCTTCGATATAACTATAGTTAAACTTTGGGTATGCTGGAGTCATTTCGTGCGCTTGAGCCTGAAACCCAAGCAACATGAAAATTAAAGCTACTTGGCGATACATTCAGCTAATATCAATGCTGTATAAGACCCACTAGGGAATGCACGATTATATCCATATGAAGCGGTTGAAGCTACTGTAAAGAATGTCGTCCCTGCCAAAGTCATATCAAAGGTTGTTTCATTACCTACAACGACTTTAGCGGCATTATATGCTGACATTCCAGAAACACTTCCAGATGTGTACACACTGCTTCCTGTCCAAGTTAATGTATCAGACAGAGAAGGTGATGAGCTAAAACTATTCGGGTGGGTAATCTTTACTTTATACTTATCAGCAGTGCCAATCGTCGTTTTTATAACAGCATCTTGACCCCCATCTGCAGAAGCAGTTGAAAGTTTCCATATATTTGGCACACCGTATTGTCCTGGTGTGGTCGTTACAATGCTACAACTAGCTTGAACCGTGCCTGTAATTGGTGAGTTGACTGCCCAAGCGTAACTGGTTGAAAGCAAAAATATTAAAGGTGTTATTTTTTTAATCATGTTATCTCCATTGTTTAGTCGTCATACTGAGAACGAACCATACTTCTGTGGGTGCTGTCTTGACCTAAACTTCTGTAAGCCTTGACGTTATCTTCAAATTCACCGCCGTCTATTTGTAAAACATCTTCATAGACACCACCATCTATATCACGATTTGTGTATAATTCAAGTTTCCCAATAGCGGCTATCTGTTGCATCATTTTTAACTGTTGCACAGGATCTGCAATTTTATCTACAACACCTGCTACGGAGAGTACCTCTTCTACAGTCAATTCCTCACTTGCTTCCTCTTCTTCAGGCTCATCAACTTCCTGTTCTTCTACCTCTGCTTGTTCATCTAATTGTATCTGTACCCACTGATTATAATACGGGTCGTCTACGTTCGGTGACGTGAGCAAACCGTTGGTTGATAGATAATCATACAATGCATCTTTAAAATTAGGACAACTTGAGTCGCTAAGTGGTGTGTGGCATGGGTCATATTTATAGTGGTATAGTATTAAAACATCGGAAAGAGACCCATCTCCCGTAACTTTTATCTCACCATCACCAAACAAATTACCAAGTGTAGGCACTATTTGGTCATATTTAATCTTTGTGCCGCTGGGTAAATTGTTCCAATCGTCTACATACTCGTAAACATATTCATCACCACCCACTTTTTTATTGGTAATCGAGACAGTTGAATTTGTTGTTGGTTGTTTGGTTATTGTGTACTTGTGGAACACACCCTCTACCGTCAAACCAGTTTGTGCTGGCAGTAGGTTATTCATTACCCATTTGTGTGCATCAGAAGCTGCGTTTTTTGTGTTGCCGTAAATATTCTCAGAGTAAGAATAACAAGGCCAAGAAAAGACCACCAATGCCAGCAGCCCCACGAGCTGTCGCCTTATCGTCTTCATCCCATTTCTCCTTCTTACCTGCAACATACCCAGGTACTAGATGTGGATTGTTTTCCCACTCAGCCTTAGCTGCATCTCCTACAAGACCGTTGATTGGACATGGAGTGCCAGAATTTGCCATCGCAAGGTGAATCCTTTTGTCCTGGCACATTATTGCTACAGCACTTATTTTTAAGCCCATATCGTACATAACCTTAGCGTTTTTTAGTCGTTCACAGTTTAAATCTCTAATTGTTGTGCCACCACTAATTCCCAGTATTTGTGTCTGTACAGAGCCACCAGCAGGTATATGACACGTGTCTGAGCTTGATGAATTAATACTAGGTGAAATAGCGGATGGTGGTGGAGACTTTACAGTAGTCGTGCTATCTATCGTAGAGGTTGATTTAGAGTTTGTATAGCTGTTAGCTTCTACACAATTACTATTTGTCGTACTGTCACAACCCTCTGCATAAACCATAGGTACTAGTATAATTAAAAACAATAACGCTAAAAGACTCCAAGACAAATATAACAAAGATTTTTTCATTACCTACCCCATTTTAAGTAGTATACTCACTAACATAGCAATAGTAGCGCCAAGCCCACCCACTAAAAACACCTCTAAACGTTTTAACCTGTAAAACACTTCTTTAAACTGAATGTGATTTTCAGTCTCTAGTTTAGTAATCTTAGGTTCGATTGTGTCTATGCGGTTGTGAGCTTGCACTACTGTTCTTGCCATTGTTAATCCTAACTTGCTTCAGCTTCTTCAGAGGTCTCATCAGACACTTCTTTAAAAGACTCTAATAAATCTTTCTGGAAGCTATCTGCGGCTCTTTGTACTTGATCTAAATCAGCTCTAAGTTTACCAGCTTTTGCCCCTAAGTCTTTTAGTTGCGCTATAAGATACTTTTGTTGCTGACTTAAATCAGTTTCTTTGTACCCTTTACCGTCAATATTAATTACATTTTCCTTAACTTCTTCTTTTTTAGCCATAATTTTCTCCCTTTGTTATGGTTTGTTTAACCTATAAAGGTTGTAGCAGCATTAATCGCATTTGTTACTGGAGTCATGTTTTCACTGCCCAGCATTGCTGAGTAGTCTTGTGCAATCTGATCTGTTTCTCTTGCCATTTTATTTTTCCTCTATGTTAATATTACCTGATATTGATATTCTCTCTCCGTCATTCTCATAAAACGGAAAAACTTGGTGGAGCATTTGTGCAGGAAACATAACCATGTACCCTTCTGCTTCTTTCTCCATGTTATACGCAAAGGTTGATACTTTGCCTAACGTATTTGTGTAACTAAACGCAAAGTTAGATATGTGATTATCTGCATTTGACTCAGCGCATACAGGTAGCTTGCGTTGTTCTGCAAAGGATGTCGGTATTTGCATCCATATTACAAAACTGTAAACTCCACCGTGATCGTGTGGTGGGTTAAACTCGTGCTTCTTCTGAAAGTTTACCCAGAGGCTTTCTAAGTTAAACCCTTCACCTTCCTTCATTACAGCTCTCCAAGGTGGGCCATAAGACCCAATGTGACTGTCCATAAACTTAGGAACTATCTCACCGACAAACTCTTCTAGTAAGGGTGAGCTACCATCAAGGCGTATAGAGGAGCTGATGTTACCTGCAAGTTCAGGCTTCATGTCATCTGGCTTCTCTCTTGCCTCGTTAATCACAGTCCATAGGTTAGCCACAACATCCTCTGGAAGTTGTCCTTCAACAACCCCTATGTTAGGAAAGTGGCGTGGCATTAGCTCCATAGTAAACCCTTATATTAAGATGCAGTGTAACCTTTACCTGCTGTAATTGCATTGGTGGTTGCTGTCATAGACTCGCTACCCCAATCTGACTTAGCTTTCATTAGCTCAAGGTGTGCTACATTTCTGTCTACAGTATCTTGTCTATTTGCTGCTAGTTCACCAGCCATAGCGTTACCTGCTATCACAGCAGTAATAAGGTCTATTGAGTGACCCATCGCTGTGTAGTCTTGTGCTAGTTCTTCTGTTGTTCTGTCTGTCATTTTATTTATCCTTCTAAAGTTGCCACTCTTGCAGTGAGTGCTTCAATTAATGCGTTCTGTTCTTGAATCGCTTTTACTAAAATGGGTACAAACTTGCTGTATTGTATACCCATCTGCTTGCCATCTTCTGATGTAGATACAGTAAGGTTTTTCTTAGCGGCTGTTGTATATCCTGCGGCCTCTTCAAGTGCTTGAACTTCTTGTGCCTTAAAGCCTATGTCTAACCAGTCTTCTTTATGTGTTCCGTCTGGAGACTGTGCGTTAAGGTCATAACCATCAGCAGTCTTATCGCCATACTTAGAGCGTTTATCCCACTTGTATGTTACAGGTGCTAGTCCTTTAACAAAATCTAAACCTAAGTCTAGTGCTGTAAAGTCTGTCTTATCACGTTGGTCAGAAGCTACTGTCCAATCTACTTGTATATGAGCTTCACTAATATTTTCATCACCAAGCACAATTTCATTGCTACCTGTGGTTATGTTACCACCAGGACTTCCTGTTAATCCAGCGTCTTTTCCTAAAATTAAATTGTTGCCGCCACTTGTTACAGCACTACCTGCACTAACTCCCATTGCAGTATTAAATGCTCCTGTACAAGCTAATAAAGCAGCGTGACCAACAGCGGCATTTCCATTACCACAATTAGCGGATAGGGCAGACTTACCTACAGCCACGTTTTCAGCACCATCATCAGTACCATCACCAGCTTCAGAGCCAACAAAAGTATTATCTGCTCCAGTAGTAAGCTCAAAACCAGCTACATTGCCTATACAAGTATTTTCATCTGACGTTGTCATTTTAGCACCAACAGAATAACCAACTCCTGTATTTTTATCACCAGTTGTAACGCTAGATAAAGCATACGCTCCACTTCCAGCATTGCTGTGTCCAGTTGTACAATCTTCTAGTGCCTTGTATCCAACAGCAGAGTTACCAGCAGCAGTCGTGTTATTGCCTAATGCAAGGTAGCCAACTGCTGTGTTGTTAGCACCAGTTGTGTTGTCAGTCATTGCTTGATACCCCACCGCAACATTAGTTCCAGCGGTAGTATTTGCATTACCTGCTTCTTTACCTATAAAAGTGTTTTGAGAGCCTGTTGTTAATAATTTTCCTGCTCTTTTTCCAAGAACAGTATTAGAGTTACCTGTAGTACAAGTAAGTAATGCATCCTTACCAACTGCTGTATTATCATCAGACGTTGTTGCCGCAGAACCTGCACCTTTACCTACAAAAACATTATATGAACCTGTAGTAAGAGCATCACCTGTAAGGCCACCAATGACGGTGTTTTCAACGCCTGTGCTTACTGATAGTCCAGCGTTATATCCTACTGCTGTATTGTAAGCGTCTGTAGCAGTTGTAAAGTTTTGTGTTCCTAAAGCTGATCTACCTATAGCAACAGTTTTACTACCTTTAGTATCACCTTCTAGTGCATTTTTACCTATTGCTACATTGTCAGAACCAACAGTCAAAACACCTAAAGCATCATTTCCAAGGGCAGTATTCTGACCCCCTGTCGTAACAGCATCTCCTGCCGCTGCACCGATAAACGTATTCTGAGCGCCTGTTGTTACTGATAGTCCTGCATCTATTCCAACAGCCACATTGTTATCAGCAGTCGTGTTTGCCGCTAAAGCTCTACGACCAACGGCTGTATTACCTGCACCTGTCGTGTTACTAGATAGAGCATTGTATCCTACCGCAGTTCCGTTTGCCGCTGTTGTGTTAGTTTTTAATGCTTCAGCACCCACTGCTGTATTATCAGAAGCAGTTGTTGTTGCACTTAAAGCATTCTTTCCGACCCCTGTATTAGTTGACCCTGTCGTAATCGCATCTCCTGCAAGACCACCGATTAGGGTATTGTTGACGCCTGTGGTTACTTCTGAACCTGCACCATGCCCTACGGCAGTATTGTAAGAATCGGTAGCTGTGGTAAAGTTTTGGTTAAATAAAGCTCCCCACCCCATTGCAACAGAACGAGATCCTAAAGTATCAGACGTTAAAGCATAAGTACCGACAGCAACATTAAAATCAGCATCCGTTAAGGCATCCCCTGAGTTTGCGCCTAAAAGAGTGTTCTGTATGCCTGTGGTTACTGCTGATCCTGCTAGATAACCTACTGCTGTATTATACCCATCCGTAGCTGTTGCATAGTTTTGAGTGGATAAAGCGTCAGAACCCACTGCGGTAGACTTACTACCTAGTACATTTGTTCCTAAAGTATTTTGTCCGAAAGCAGTATTATCAGCACCAGTTGTATTAGCCCCTAAAGAGTTTCTACCAAAAGCATTGTTCTGATTAGCAGTAGTGGTTGCACCTAAAGCACCGTATCCAACTGCATTATTAGAAACACCTGTTGTAATTGCATCACCAGCTAATCCACCAATTAAGGTATTATTTGTGCCTGTGGTTATTGCTCCACCTGCTGATGAACCAACTGCGGTATTGTATGTATTTGTAGCAGTACCTTGGTTCATAGTAGCAAGAGCTGCATTACCTATACCAACATTATGACTACCTAAAATATTAGTTTCTAAAGCACCTGACCCTATAGCTATATTTTGCCCTGAAGTTGTAGTACCAAACCCAGCTTTAAATCCTACAAAAACATTCTCATCACCAGTTGTAATCGCAGTACCAGAACTATCACCTACAGCTACGTTGTAGTTACCGCCAGATGCTATTGAGTTACCTGCATTAACACCTGCTCTGAAGTTAGATGTACCTGCTGAAGCAGTAATAATATCTGCACCATCTGCAAAGGTAACGTCTGCCGCAAAGTTAACTGCACCATCTACGTCTACAGCGTCTAAGTTTGTTGTACCGTCTACGTCTATGTCACCTGAGATGTCTAAGTTAGTAAATACAGATGTACCAACTGCTGTAATTTTATCATTAAACGTAGCCGCACCTGCCGCTGACATATCAAGGGTGAGAGCTGTAATGGTTGAACCATCATCGTTACCTTTTAAAAGTATATCTGAGTCAGTTGTTGTATTTTGTATAACACCGTGACTACCATCAAATGAAATTCTAAAATCTTGGTCATTACCAAGGCGAAGTACCTTGGCATCATTTAGACGAACATCACTGTTAAATAAAGCAGTACCTGCATCTGACATATCAAGGGTCAGGGCTGTAACGGTTGAACCACCATCGTTACCTTGAATCTTAATATCTTTATCAGAAACTGCACTTTGGATAATAAAATCACTAGAACTATTATATAGATAACCTATCTCCGTACCACCATCTGATATACTAACTTGTCCTCCATCTGCATCAAGGTCAATATTTCCTGCAACATCTATCGTAAGATCACCAGAAGATAAGTCTATTTCAGTGCCATCGATTGTAATATTATCTACAACTACACCTGCGTTGGCTGTAACGACACCGCCTACAGCAAGAGTGCTTGCCATATCAACAGCACCATCAATATCCACCACGTCTAGGTTAGTCGTTCCATCCACATCAATATCACCAGAAATGTCTAGTGCCGTACCAATGAGTGTCTGCGTAAAGGTTACTTGCCCGTTAGAAGCTATAGTCATGGCGTCCACATCTGAGGCAGAGCCAATAGTCTTACCATCACCAATGATTATATCGTCAGTAAAGGTAGCAATTCCTGTTATTGCGGCAGTGCCTGAAACTTCTAAGTTAGCATTAATATCTACTAATGTAGCGTTAAGTTCTACCTCATCTGTAGCGTTAATATCTAGGACAGTCGCGCTAGGAGCATTAATATATTGTGACGCATCGTTAAACTGAAGTTGCATTGTTGAATTTAACAATATGCCTGTATCAGCTACGTGCGTAAGAGTTACGTCTCCATCTTCACCTAAGTGAATTACTGCTGCGTCACTATCTAGGAATAAATCATCTTCAATAGTAATGTCTGAACTAAACACTGGAGTGGCTGTAAAGGTAACTACTCCTGTAAGTTGTGATGTACCAGAAACGTCTAAGTTACCGTTTACATCAATAAGAGTGGCGTTAAGCTCAATCTCATCTGTAGCATTAATATCTAGTACTGTGGCACTAGGAGCATTAATATATTGTGATGCATCATTAAACTGAAGTTGCATTGTTGAATTTAACAGCAACCCTGTATCAGCTACGTGCGTAAGAATAACATCGTTGTCTGCCCCGAAAGATAATGTTGCGGCATCATGTTGTAGCTCTAAATCTTGAGTTAGCGTAACATCACCATCAGCGCCTATAGCGATTGCATTTGTGTCACTAGCAGATCCAATATTACCCGCGTCAGGGATAACTATGTTGCCACCTGTGGTCATTAAACCACCACCAGTATATGTACCAGAAACATCTACTGCACCATTTATATCTATGGTTGTAGCGTTAATCTCTATTTCTGTATCGGATACTAAATCAAGGACTCCATCAGCACTTTGATGAATATACGTTCCTGAGTCTCCAAACTGTAGTTGTCGTGTACTGTTTAATAGTAACCCAGTGTCAGCAACATGTGTCAGTGTAGTATCTTTATCTGCACCAAAGCCAAGTACCGCAGCGTCAGACTGCAGAGTTAAGTCATCATCTACAAACAAATCAGGTACAGCCAGGTCTTGCATAAGGTCATAAATTGCTGCGCCAGAACCTGCGCCATCGGTAGCTATCATCTTAACTTGACCTGCAAGTATAGCGACGTTAGCGCCAGACCCTTGTGAGAACGTCAATGTATAGCTAGTTGTGTTCTCAATAACCCAGACTTTAGACAGCGAGTTAGGCGCAAGTGTAACTGTACATGCTTGCCCGCCACCTGTGCATTTTAAGTAGAAACAACGTGCTTCGTCGGCTACCCCATCTGCTACTGTTATAGTATGTGTGCTTGCGTTAGCTATTGCTTCGCCTGTGGCGCTGTAGGAAAGTGCTTCACCAATTAATTCTAAGTTTGTGTTTGTGGTCGTACCCCATGTACCAGACTGCTCGCCTGTGCCAATCTCTTGAAGTCTGAGGTCATTCTCATAAGTACTTGCCATCGTCTAAACCTTTCTATCCAACACGTATAATTGCGCTTGAAGCCGCTGATGTGGGGAATGTTATTGTAAATGTGCTATCACTTGACGTTTTCTCTGAACCAAAGTCTAGTACTGCAACTGCGGGAGTTGTACCACCAGATTTGTATATCAGCGCCCCACGCGCTGTAATTGAGGAACTCGTCCATGATGTATCTGAAAAGTCTAAGTAAGCCACAGTACCATCTGTATCACTAGTAGGGTTTGTAGCTATGGTTAATGTGTTACCCCCTGCGGTGTATCCTGTACCTGATGCTTCATTTGTTGTACTATATGCGGTTGTAGCAGCGTTCAGAGTTGCGTCAGAGGTATATAAAGCAATCTTGAAGGACTGAGACGTATCAGAGCTAAAGTCCATCTCTCCGTTTAACAGAGCGACTTTAAACGATGTACACATATAATTACCAGTAAAAGCCATTATCTATACTTTTTCCCTATACTGCCCAGATCGATAAGCGTCTCTACGTAAATACCCATCCCCAAGATTTTTTAACAATTCCATAGATATTAAATATAATTTCTCGTAATTAGCAACAACATCTGGTTCTCCTTTTTGGAACCGTATAGCTTCAACCAATGCGCCGTTTAGCAATGCAGAACTCGCGTTATCTCCAAGCCATGTTGTAGATGCAGTTACAATAGATGTAGGGTAGAATCCATACACATGCTCAAGCTCATAGTTAGCGTCTGGTGTTGGAGCGAGCTCAATCTGAGTTTCACTATACTGAGCATAAAACTTAGGAGCACCGTACTTTGCGCTTGTATTTACTGGATAAGCTTCTCGTAGGAAATTTACGTCTTTATTTAACAAGTATGTATGCGTGCTACTGCTAATAATAGAGATGCTGTAGGTATACAAATAATCACTTGGCAGAGTGTATAGCTTGTTTGTAGATACCAAAGGGCCAGTATCTACCTTACGTAGAGCAGGTATTTGTACTGCGTTATATATCTTCTCTTCTGCCTGTTGCGTAAACATAGCAAGTTGGTCATCTGTAAAAGAAGTCTCACAGATATCCTCTATATTTGTTTTGAGCGAAGAATAATTCATATCTTATCCCATTGGCCCTCTTGAAAATAACCCTTTAGTGGCTGCACCTGTGCCGCGTATTTTAACTTTACGTTCTTTCTTTTTGCCACCTTTAGCGCCACCTTTGGTGTTTACTTTACCACCGTTAGCGTAACCCTTTTTCATCATTTTGCCGCCGTTAGCGTAACCTTTTTTCTTCATCATAATTGCACCTCTATGTGGTTGTTACTGTTACGTCACCTATAGCTCCAGTTGCTTCTAGGTTGTTAATGGTTAAATCATATATGTTCTTGCCATCACCTACAGGGTTCCAACCCCATTGTATATTTCTATTACTATCATACCCTGCAAAATCAGGACGTGGGTTACGTATTGCTTGTGGATCGTGTACAGGGCGCATCCCTAATTTATTCTGCGGATGGTCTGGCCCCCAACACTCACGACACGCTTTTATGTTTGTATCTTTACCTTTTTTGATTATGTTACGCAACTCTTTTAATTTGTAGCGAAACCCACAAACATCACATTCTGCTATCGCTTTATCGTTAGATGCGAACGCTCGTGCCATATTAAATGCTACTCACACGAGGTACAAAGATAGCGGAGGTTTTCTCTCTATCTTCACTTGCAGCTCTAGCAAATTCTTCTTCATATGCGGCCTTTAGCATCGGCACTCTTTCGACAAGTTCAGGAATTTTCATAGCTATGTGGTACGCTAGTCCTGCTACAAGACAAGGTAAAAACCTAAATGTCATGTCTGCGGTCTCTACACCACTACCTGCATCTTCTACTCTACGTATACGCCAATACGCAAATATATACCCACTTTTATCAGGCACAGGCCACACATTAATTTTTGGGGTCGCTAGCCGTTCAACCCACACCTGGATAGGTCTACCTTGTGTTAACTTGTTTGGGATAGCAGCGTAGGTACTCACACTAATACGACTTATGGTGAGATCAGATTGTTTCGTAGTGTTACCACTATCCGTGCGTACCACATGTTCAAGAAGGTCTACTGTATCTGCTGGTAAATCATACCGTGAAGTACCTGATACCAGTGTCACTGTACCACTATCGATAGTCCACATATTAATGCCACGGTTCTGCCACTCAATGGTCATTAAATTCATAGACCTACGGGCAGTTCTTAAATCATAACCAGAACGCATTTCGCGTCCCGCACGCTCCCACGCTTCTTCAGCAATCTCTGTGAAGTCCATATCAAAGGCGGTGGTTCCCGAAGTAGCCATTGTCTATTCCTTAAAAAACGCTTTTACTTGACTTAGTAAATCTTTTTTCTTTTTACGTCGATCAAGCTCAATACCATGCTCACGCATATATGCCTCTAGTTGTAGCTTACTCATGCTATCTACATCTACAACAGTGTCATTAATCTCTTCAGCTTCTTCAATTACTTCAGCTTCTTCAATTACTTCAGCTTCTTCAATTACTTCAGCTTCTTCAACTACTTCCGCAGATGCTTTACTCGCAATCATAGCTTTTGCTTCGGCTTCAGTCATTATTGTGGTAGATGCTAACATCATTTTACCGTCGCTGTTTCTACTTCCTACTTGGTAAACAGGGTCACCATCGAGGTTACTACCAATACTAATCATCTCTAAATCTGCCATACTTATCTCCTAAATATATAAAGTTTTCTTACGTCTTGACTCTTGAACAGCCCCACAACCCCTTGCTACATCTCTCCTTTTTCGGGCTAAACCGCCACCATTAAGGCGTACTGTAGCAGGTTTTGTGTTCTTTACTACTGTTTTTCCTTTTGCTCCCTCCCGCTTTTTCTTTTTTGCAGTCGTTGCTCGTTGTGACTGACTTAAACTACTTGCTTTACTTCTGGGCAAACATCGATCTGGGTTCTTCTTATCCTTAGAAGTACCACACTTACCTTTAATCTTACCGTCTGTACCAATCCTAACCCAGTCTTGGTCTACCCATTTCTTTAAATCACCCATTACTTTTTCTTCTTTCCTTTACTACCCTTAGCATAGTTAGGATCTTTACAGTACTTAGAGGCAGCCATATTAGCGTATGCGCTAGGGTAAGTATCAAAAGTACGTTTTGCCCAAGACTTGCCTTTGGCACAAATCTTGCCCCCTGATTTATAGTATCTACGCATCTTCTTCTTCTTCCTCCGTATACATATTGTTAAACACACGTTGCGTATCCCAAACATAAGACACGTCTTCTTTTGAATTAAAAGTATGTTGGTTTGGTTTAAAATCTGGTGCACCTTGACCTGTTTCAAACCACGCAGGGTGAGTAACCCGAACTCTATTGTTGGGTAGAGCAACAATATTACCTGTATACTCTCCTGCGTCTAATAATTCAAGTACATGACTCTGTTTATGTTGTGCGGGGTCATCTGCTACCTCACTGTCCGTATAATCCACAGTGAAATAGTATTTAGCAGGGAAGAACTCACCATCAACTTTTGCTATCCAAGGTGCAGGTGAAGCCCTCTCTATCTTATAAACAGCGTGGTTATGGGACATACAATCCCAAGGTTGCGCTATATAGGGGGGAAGTTCTGTAGGCCACTCTTCGTATAACACATCTGCAACAAGTGCTGTTAGCGGCATACGTGCCCACATAGCCCCTCCATGAACATTTGGATCGTCAGTATCATCAGACTCACACCCAGTAAATATAACTTGAAAACTGAGTGTTCTGTTTGGCATTGTTGTTACTGCGACGACCATAGCGTGTAAAAAATCTCCATGATATTCTTCTAAATTTTTAGTGTATTCTCTCCGAACCCACGCTTTAAAATACGGTATATTACTTTGTAGATACGCCATCCTTTCTTTTTCTCTCCCTTGCAGCTACTTTCTTTCGTTTTTGTGAAAGCTTTGAATATTTATTAGGTGGACGTTGTATCTGCGTCTGCATCTGTGATCGATTTATCGCCATCAGCATCTCCTTTAGCATTTCGTATAGCTCTGAGAGCTTCGAGGCTTTTGTCTTTTGTACCCCCATCATACTCCCAAGCATAACCATCCGTCACCATTATCATGTTTATATTAGCATCTCCGTCGTATAGCCAACCTAGCATACGCCCATACTTACCATCCTTCTCGGTTTTAACCCGTAAAGCATCGCAAGCTTCAATTTTGTTTGTTAGATAATCTTTAGCTTCGAGACCCATTGCTTTTTCTTCTAGGTCTCTAGTTCTACTCTCAGGCGTGTCTATACCAGCAAGCCGTATTCGTTCTTTTTTAGAAAGGTTAAACCCTAAATCAATAATAACATCTACGGTATCGCCATCAACAATCTTAACAACTTCTTTTATAGCGTACTCATACATGACTACCTCATTTTACACTTTCGTACACCTTTACGGGCAATACCTGCTCCACGAACTCTACCGCCTTTTTTATACCTTGGTTCACTACGAACTTCTGGGTAAGGTGTATTGTACTCTTTTGCCCCTTTTTCTGTTTGCATACTATAGAGTTTATAATCCATTTCTGACATACCTTCACGAAACTTCTCTTTGAGTTTCTTAATGTAGTCTCTACCTTTAGTAGCTAACTTTTCAATTTCATTAGGATCATCTTCTTCCATAAACTATACCATTTTTGCTGGACGTACACCTTTACGAGCAATACCTGCACCGCGAACTTTACCGCCTTTTTTCATACCCATCTCAGCTCGTTCTCTAGCTGACAACATCATATTACCTTTTGGCATAGCTGTAGCTGGTACAGATCCTTCAGGTATACCCTCGTACTTAACACCGCTTTGTTTTAACTCTGCAGCTTCTCTAGCACTTAACTTTTGAGATGCCCTCGGTGCAGCTTTAGGGCGTACTGATTTTTTAGGAGCCATAGACCTGCTAGGAGGTGTCCCCCTACCTGTTTGTTCAAACGCTGGCCCTTTTTCTGGCTCATAAAAGGGAGCGAGCTGCATCCCTTTTTTTATTCTTCTTTTCTTTAGCGCTTTTTGTTCTGCGGTAGCGGGTGTAAGGTCTCTCAAGTTACCTAATTTTTTACTTCTTTTACCTGCGGGCATTTAACATCTCCATCGTTTGCGTGCCTGTCTTAGGCGACTGTTAGGATCTTTAGCGGCTTTAGGGAACTGTTTCATTTGTCCCGCAGAACGAGCGCAATAAGACTTTCGCCTAGATGCCCGCTTACCCGTTGGTTTCTTTTCTGTAACTGCTGTTTTTAATTTACTGCCAGGGTTGTTACGTCTGTATTTTGCAACACCTTTAGCGGTCATGCCCGCACCAGACTTGGTAGGACGTTTATCGCCGCTTTTTATAGACATGCCTTTCATGCCCGTGTCTTTGCGAACTTTTCGACCAGCTTTGTAATACTTACGCATAGAAGAACGTTATCATATCTGCGACGTCAACTGTATATTTAACGCTCATACCGCTATCAAATAAAACACCTTCGGCAGGTATTGTTCTATCTACAGTCGTATTGGCTGTACCTATAGTTCTAGCCTTAAACAAAGTAGTACCATCTTCAGGGGCTCCATTTACAAACTCTACAGTTCCTGCTGTACCACCTGAAACAATAGACATACCTTTAAGTCTTATTCTATTACTACCTTGTATAGCTTGAGCACATAGTGTTCCTGAACCTACTGTTATATTAGCTGCATATTGCGCGGAACACTCTACGGCTGAAACCGTAAGAAATAATTTTGCTCCTGCAACTGCCTCGGCAGAACTTGTAGAAGTAATAACCTCGGTCATAGCATCTCCAAACACGTCTGTACCTGTAATCGTACACGTTTTTGCATTATCGCCTGTCCCTGCAGTTGTTACAGTAACATTTCTAGCTGCTCCTCCTGCAAAGGTCGTATTAGCCATAGTTGCTGAAGTGTCGGGTCTTGCGGCAGTAACTAGACGATCTGCATCTGCAGCGTTCTCATCACTTACTGTTAAGGCGGAAACATCAGAATTTGCTGAATGGCTCATTTAAATCTCCTTTATGAGGCGGTAGGGGTTTCCCCCTACCTAATTTAATTATTGTATGTTCATCCAAACAAGAGAGTATTCTGTGTTAGCGCTCACTGCCATCACTTCCCCAATCTCGGTAAGAACATTATCAGTAGCAGGAGCAACGCCTCCAGCAGTGCCGCCTGAACGAACTGCGATGTTACCAACAACGACTGTGCCAACAGTTAACAAAGCTTGTGGGCCTGATACTGTAAACCAACCATAGTAGTCTGCGGTCATATCAATAACTGTTGCACCCATAACGCAGCCTGTCTCTGTAGCAGGAGCTACGATCAAACCTGTGTACGGATCGTGAATTATTGAAAGTTGCGAACTTGTAGTCAGTGCAGTTGCTAAAGCATCATATGTAGTAATGACAACACTAGGATCTGCTGAGTGATCGTGAGCTGGATTAGATTTAACCCGCATTGTTTGGCCTTCACCATTCACGTCATTTACCCAGAGATAACCATTTGCGTACTCGTTAAGAGTCATGTCGTTACCACCTGTTTCAACTGAGATATCAGTCTCACCTGCAGATACAGCCGCAGTTGCGGTCATGTTCGCGTGGTTGGAGTCTATTGCTGCGTGTTGAACAAGTTTACCTGCAGTAACCGCTGTACCGCCACATTGACCATATCGGTAGATGTTATTACCGTAAAATAGTTTTGTACCTGTTTGGAACAGCGCTGTAGAACTTTCTGCATAAGGGTTTACTGTACCCCCTATTGAACCACCTTTACCTACAACAAGGTCGGCTGGGCCGTAGCCTGCTGCTGCAGTGTATTTAAAATGTGCGCCTGCTGTTCCGTAGACAGCGCCGCTAGAATTAACAGTAAAATTATCTGTAAAAGTACCTAAAGTAGAACTTTTTGTTACTTGCTTGAAACCGTTTTCAGAACGGACGGAACCGTTAAATGTTGTATTAGCCATGTAAAATCTCCTTGTCTTGGCTAGTGTCAGTCGCCCGATGCAACTGTCAAGGTAATTTTTGTATTATACACGAACCCGTGTAAAAAGAAAGGGGCGATTTGCACCGCCCCCTCTAAAAAGTTTTATGCTCCAGGTGAGCCAAAGATCCCTAGTGGATCTGATACACCAAAGCTGTATCGCTCACGGGCTTTATAACGACTGTTACCTGTGTCAAAGTCAGCATCCATAGATGTCGCCATTGGACTACGGTTAAAGTGTTTAAGACCGTTTGGAACGTCGGTTAACAAGAACCATGCATCTGTATCTGTTAGATAGTGGTTTATTGTATAACCTTCAGGAACAGCACCGTTGTTGCGGATCGCGTTTAGATCGTTATCTGCTGTGCCTACGCGACCTTCTGTTTCCAACAATCTAGTTGCAACGAATTGCAAGTTCGGTGGAATCACAAGTTTGCGAGGTTTTGCAGCGATTAACAAGCCGCGCTCGTCTGTCCAACCTGCCACTTGAATGATAGCTGCTTCTAGTGAAGTCTCATTCAAATCTGCCGCAGTTGCTGGCTCATTCGAGTTAGTGCCGCCACTTACTAGTGGGTGTGCAGTAGAACAAAGCTCCACTCCATCTCCATAAGTAGTGCCAGAGTCAAAGGCATTATTTAAAATTGTAGCTGCCTTAACTTGTTTTGTGTATGCCATAGCACGAGCAAGCGCTTTAGTATAACGAGCTGATAAAGAATCATACAAGTTATCCTCGATAGCCTCTTCAGTAATTGAAAAGCCCATTGCGATTGTCTCATGGTTATAGCGAGCCGTGAAAGCCTCTTGAGCATTGTCGTATTCGATGGCAGAGCCCTCGTCTTTGACTGGTGCTGCAGAAAAGCCTGATAGCTTAGTTTCTTCCTCAAAAGAACGATCAGAGGTCTCTGATTCAAAGATCTCTGCGTGCTCCTCACCGTACTTTGCATATTCCAAACCGAATAATGCGTTCAAGCCAGGAAGCAGTTCTTTAAGGAGCTGTGCGCGTGAAATAGCCATTAGTTATTCTCCTTTATAGGCCAACTGGGTTACGATAAGCATGTCCACCAATGAACACGTTGCTACCATTATCAGTATGGGTGCTGAAGATAACAAGCAATTCTTGGAAGGTATCGCTTCCAGTTGCCGTGCTATCAACTACATCAATAATATGAAGTGGTAGTGTTGAGGTGGTATTAATGCTGCTACTAGCAGCTAACTTCGAACGCCCATTAATAGTAGTTAATGTATTACTAATGATTGAAGTTTTATTACCAATAACAGTTCTTCCCAACGTCGCCATTGTTGTTCCTGAAGAACAAATAGCTACTTTCATTATCAAGTCAGGATCATCAGCAACGTATGCATGAATATCACTAGCAACAGTGCTAGCAGGATACGAATTGCTGAATGTTAACTGACTCGTATTTGGGTCAGTGTACTGACATCCCATGAAGACACCTAATGTGCCAGTAGCTGGGAAAGCTGTTGTACTCCCGTCACGCTCAATAGTTCCGTCGTTTACACGTTTTACCAGATCGCCTTTTCCAATAGCTGTACCGTAGTTACTAGCTATTTTCATTTGTCGAGTAGCACCTGTGTAAGGACGACCACCAATCAGGCCAACGGGAACAAGCCCATAAGGGGCGTCTATAGTTGGATAAGCCATATCCAATTCTCCTTTGATCTAAATTAATTGCCTTTACCAAAAGTGACCTTAGATTTCCTGTCGTGAAACAAGGGCATTCTAGGGTCGTTTTCTCGCATGAGGTTGTTGTCTACTGATTGTATTTGGTTATCCGTTTGCTGCTTATAATAATCACTGCGCTCGTTTACCAATTCAATCGGAGCTTTACATAACATCAAACCACCAATCACAACGTTATCTGCAAATCTTTCATTTTCTACAGTTACCATTGTAATCTCAGGATGATCTGAAGCTTTTGCAGGCTCCCAACCTTCACGTAATTTTGAAGAAACGTTTGTGGCGTCTGATTGCCCTTGAGTACTTGTTCTGATCCAACGAAACGCGTACCCAGGTTGTGGTGTCGGTGAAGGTAATACTTCAGGACGTGTCCAAGCCTTTTTACGTGTTGATGTTTCACGAGTAGTTAATTCACGGTCTATGCGATTTTCAGCCATTGTCTTTCCTCATTTCTATTGCAACCTGTTTGGCGTATTGTTCTGGAGTTAATCCAAGTCTCTTAGCTACAGACACTTGTGTTTGCGTTAATGTCACTTTTCGGGGTGACGTGCTCCGCGTAGCGGGTGCAACCACGTTGGCCTTGCGTTTGGGCTTTTCAACCTCCATTTGGGCAACATCCTCAAACTGCTCTGGGAATAGTTGCTGCATACGAGTATTTATTGCCTCGTAGTATTCATCGCTTTGAAGGTCTACACCTTGTTTAGCGAGTTTATTATGTAACCCTAGCGCGAGACTCGTCATCTCATCATCGGTGCCGAACCACGGATTGGCTTTCGCCCATGTCATCGCTCGTTCGTCAGCAACCTGTGGCGCTGGAGTAGATTTAGTATCTGCTGTCTTGTTTACAGGAGTTTCTTCTTCCTGTAAAGTCGGTAACTTAAAATTATTTAACTTATCAGTTTTAATCTTAGCAGCCGTTAAACTTTCTTGTGCAGCTACGACAGCTTCTGCGTCCCCAGCCTCATACGCAACCTTGTATGCGTTCTTAGCTGTTTCTAGCTCAGACTTTGCTCCCTTCTTAGCTTGCTCTAGTAGAGCTGTCTGATTCTTGTTAACGCTACCTTTTAACTTTTTATTCTCATCAACAAGAGATTGAGCTAACGCCTCAAGTTCCTGCTTCTCCCTAAAAGCCGCTTCTTTAGCACGCCGTTCATCGTGGTAACCCTTACTAAAGTGTTGGATACGTTTACGCACTTTTTCAGAATAATCTTCAAGCTCTTCCTCAGTTACATCTTCTGGAGGTTCTGACGTTTTACGATTTCTATCTGCTTTAGGCGTATCGTCTACGACTTCAATTTCCAATTCTTTCTCAGCTTCAGGCTCAGGTTTAACTTCAGGTTCGGGTTCAGCTTTTGCCTCTTCTTTCTTATCCTTACCTTTATCCAGATCAATCTCTATTGCCGAGGAACTTTCAATTTCGGGTTTCTTAATATCTTCCTGCTCATCAGGAAAACTATACTCAACTTTTTCAAATGCCATTTCTTATTTCCTTATGCTCGTGATACACCACGGGGGTCGCTGACTACGGCTTCTATTGAATCATCGTTCATCAAACGATACTCAACTCCACCAACTTTAAATCTCGTGCCTGTGTTTGCACGAAACATTACGTAATCGCCTACTTTACACCAAGGGGTGTCACCAAAACGTTCCACATCAGAATAAGCCTGATCTCCCATATCTAAAACAAGTCCAATAATAGACATGATATGTTCTTGATGTATTATAGTGGTGGTTTTTAATACCTTGGTATCTGCGAAAGTTTCTTCTATTTCAGGCATTGCAATAAGTATGCGATACCCTACAGGACGGGGTAGTTGTGCTTCTAGTTCCTGCTCGTCTACCTCATTTATATCCAGTTCTGCTACTTTATTCATTATCATCTTCCATATAGTTGCGCGAGAGGTCTTGTATATGTGCTATGCTGGACTCCAGACCCCGTATAAGGCCAGCAACTTCCTTGTATTGAGCGAAGTCTTTTGCGCCCCCACTCCCAAGAAATTCTAGTGCAGAGGCTTTATCAACCTCGATGTTATCTTTAAGCACGTCAAAGACGGTTTTTGCCATTATTTTCTCCCAGTTCTACTTCCTTGCATTGTCTTCATTGTATCAAGATCAATTTTTGCGTTAGAAGTGCGTCGATCTGCGGCCATCTTTATACCGTCTTTCTTCGCATCGAGTATAATCTCTTGCTCGTCTAGTTCTAACTTCTTAGCGTCCCGCATTGCATCTGCTTGATCTTTCTTAGCTTTACGATCTACATCTGCTTGTTTGATCTGCACCTCTGCTTGTTTAAGCTGGAACAACGGATCTTGAGCTTGTTTCTGCGC